GCTTGCACACCACCTGTTTGGTTAGGTGCGCTGATAGCTACGTTGGGAGCTGACGTATAGCCAGAGCCGCCAGCAGTAATGTTGATGTTGGCAACAGAACCTACGCTGACTAGGTTGGTGCCATCCCAAGTTTTGTATCCGTTGGTCGGATCAATGAACAACACCCGCTCGTTCTTCCACTGGCTGATTTGTACGCCAGACGTAAATGTGTTGGCAGGAGCAACATTGCCTTTGGTATTGCTGGTGAGGTTGATGTACTCACAACTACCATCTTGCTCAACAGCAATCAGGTAGTCAGTTGTGTTGAGGTTAGCGCTGCTGAGATAGACAACTGTGTTGGCAAAGCTAAGGTTGGCTACGTTGGAAACGCCAGGAACAATCTTGACGTTGCCAAGGCCAATCGGCATGGCGTTCTCAATCCAAGCAAACTCGTTCTTGTCGATCGTGGTGCGATTTGACTTGGTGTTGAGACCCTTGAAGTCCTTGATGACTTCGTAGGATTTACGCTGTTCCGATTGCTGTGCCATGTTAGTACGGCACAGAGTAAGGTGTCGGGAGCCTGCGCGTGAAGACGGTGCTTAGAACGTTGCGAACCTGGTTCTCGTATTGCTGCTTGAAGATTTCCGACTCGCCAAACGATTGTTCTTTGAACTTGGCTTTGTGCGCTGCGTAGTACGCAACTGGCACCGTGTACGGGTCTTGTAGCTGCTCAACAGTAGAATCAGACTGCAAATCGTTAGGCAGAATAACCGTATCAAACTCACAAACGTAGTTTTGATCCGGCACAGGGCCAAAGTAGATGGTGTTCTGGCCGTAGATGCTGAAAGCGATGGGCAAGCCGATGTAGTTCTGCCAGTACCGAAGCTGGGCATTGAAGTCCGTCCACGGCAGATAGCGAAGAGGTGTGCGGCTATTACCCCAGTAAACGTTGATGTTGATGACATCAAGGGTGTTGCTACCGTTCGGAAGTGACGCGTAGGAATACGATTCCTGATTGGTAGTTAACGTAAAACTTTGGAGTGTGCGAAGGCAACCAGTATCACGCACCACCCGTTCACGGGCAGAGTTGATATAGTCAGTCAGTTCAGAGTCGGAATAAAAATTCCCATTGGCATCATGCAAAAGTCGCCGGACTTCTGTGATGTAACCTGACAAAGTTGCCATTTAACGTCCATCGTTATGCCGCGTGAAGGCGTTTCACCCCCCGCCCGCGAACGGGCAGAGGGGCTACTTCGTCAACCACGGAGGGCGGTTCGTGGTTAGTTTCCGGCTTGGTAGTTGAAAACATAAACGAGTTCAGCTTCTGCAACGCAGCATCAAGTTCGTTGCTGTACTTCAACCAACCAAGACGAATCAGATGCGGGGTCTTGTTATCGACCCCATATCCGAAGATGTGCTGGGCAGCAGCTTCAGGCAGGGCTACCGGCATACCAGGCTCAAACTTATACAGAAAGCCGTGGTAGTAATCCGAGAACCCTTCAGTACCTTTGTTTGTTACCCAGATTGTAATCATTACAGTGCTACAACATCGCCGAAGACATCAATGTCTACGGTGCCAGAAACAGCCGTGTTCACCTTCACAAACAACGAACCTGCGGTGTACACCGTAGTCAACGTACCACTCGCAAGACCGAGGTCTTGATAAGTGGTCGTTGAACTAACGTTGCTCAGCACGACGTTGTTGCTGACAGCGTTCGACGCGTTACCGTCGTTGCTGGTCAGAATGGCTACGTTACCCGTAGCCACACTTGCGTTGGCGTTGGTGACGGTGATCTGGCGAATGATGTATGCAGTGCCTTGCGTGACCGGAATGGTCGCCACAGCGTTACCCGTTGCTGCCAGGTTAACTTGCGACGCCATACCAAGACGCACCCGAGAGAAATTATCGGGATAAAGCGCTCCAACGTGATTCGCTAGCATGACCGCTCCTTAGCTGTTGAATTGGCCGGTAGCTGCTTGACCGCCATTGACGGTCAGCGTGGTCAGCGACTTAGCGTTGGTGGTATCAGCGTTCGACAGACGAACATTCACACCATCCGACAGGAACAGGCCACCAACGTTAGTGGTAGTGACGTTTGCCCAGGTGTTAGCGGCAGTTTGCACTTGAACATAAACGTTGACAGTCGGCTGGACGTAGTAAACGCCAGCGGTCAGGACGGTGCTGCTGTTAGCAGCGACGTTGACGACTTGGTTCTGGAAATAAGCACCGGCGGTGTTATCGACGGCGTTAGCCAGAAGGATCTTATTGAGAGCGAGTGCCATGTCTATTCTCCTTACAGGGTGACCGAGTTAAGGTTGTAGACTTGGGTCATCGACTTCGGCTTGGTGCTAACCAGTTCAGCAATGGTCAGAACCGCACCAACGTAACCAATCTGCCAGTTCGGCAGGGTCGATTCAAAGCCGGTGAACACGAACGAACCTTGATCGTGGACATACAGCGACAGATAGTTGGTGTTGAGGAAGTAGACCTTGCCTTCAGGGCAGTACGGATCCGGATAGATGGGAACGCCTGCAACCATCAGAGCGCGGAACGCAGCTTGCGGGCCATCGCTGGTGTCGCTGAAACCCGAGCCAGGGGTGATCATGTACTGCTCTTGACCAACGTAGTCTTGGGCCAGCAGAGTCCAGGTACCCATGCCGCAAACACCGAAAGTCGGGATTTCACCGCTGTTCTTAACAGTGCCGCTGATGTACTGGAGCATGTTCTGGCGAGTCGGGTTGACGTTGCCAGCGTTGTAGACCTTCGACTTCCACCAGGTGTAGGTCGAGCGATCGATGTTGCCGTAGCTGTTGGTACCCGAAGTGCCATCGTCCACAGCCAGCGGCAGACCAGTGAATTGCTGAGCATTGGTCACGTTGTTGTACAGGCTGTACGACATCGCGTCGAGCATCACGTTGGTCGCGTCATTCATCCGCGCTTCAATCAGCGGGACGATAGCGTGGTCTTGCTGGACGACACCTTCCATGCCGAGGAACGGCACAGGAGCGATCATCAGCTTCAGGTTGAACTCAGCGTTGTAAGCGCCTTGCTGGACGGACGGCTGAGTGAACGAGCCGCTGTAATCCGACCATTGAGCGTTCACAAATTGCGAACCCTGAACCGGAACAGTTACGGAAGAAACACCGCCAGAGGCTTGTTGGCTGTTAGCCAGCAGAGCCGCCATAAGCGGGGTCGAGTTGTAAAGTTGAACAACCAGTTTCGGGATGAACGCCCGACGAGTTACATAGGTAAGCTCGTTATATTGGGAAGTACCCGAAGCCGGAAGAATACCGCCACCGATAGGCATATTCCATCTCCGAAAAAGTTAGTTAAGCCCTCTAGCTCACAGACCGATGGGACGCGGAGACTTCCGCAACTCACCGAGCGCTTGCATCGCGTTATCACGAGCCGCCTTAGTCGGGTTCTTCCAATACTTGTTGAGGTCGAACGCGTTAAGGGGACTGCTGTTGTATCCAGTCGGAGTCGGCTCTGCTGCTTGCTTCATCCATGACCAGTACTCAGCAGCGGACTCATGATTGGTAATGCCCTTTTCGAGCATTACTTTTTCCACTTCTTGAATGTCATTTTCACTGGAAATCAAACCCTTCTTCAGCAAAGCCTGACGGCGGCGCTCAAGTTCGTTGAGCGCATCCCTTTGCTGCAACTTCGCTTCCAAAGATTGCACACGATCCTCAGCCATTTGCAGAGCTTGAGTAGTGCGGTCTTCAATCTCAATCTCAGGGATCGGCATTTCGGGCCGAGCCTCGCGAGTAAGGCGAAGGAAGTTCTTGCGAGTCTTGGGGTTCTCAGCCAATTGCTTGGCGAGCATTGCCAGTTCGTCGCGAGCTTCTGGAGTCAGATCTTCTAGTGACATGATTTTGCCCTCTTAAATCAATTAGATAACCTTGCGGCCATCACCAGGCTTGCCAAGAGTCATCTTGTTCTTGGAGCCAGTTTTGCTACCGCCGTCCAGACCACCAAACCGAGCGAAACGCGGCGGGTTGACGATCTGACCATTGTCTTGCTTATCATCAAGCGGCTTGCGAATCGTTGCAGCGCCGCGAGGCTTGAACAAATCCATTTGGATTCTCCTTACATGGGTTGAGGCCGCTGTTGCAGCCCTGGGGTTGGCGCGGATGCAGCGATTCTTTGCTCAGGCGATGCGCCTCCCGCCTGCGGCAAAGTCGAAATCATTTGGAGAATCTCGGCGGGAACCAGCTCACGAGTTTGAGCCTCACGCGCACCGAAAGTGGAACCCAGCTTCTTCATGATCTCTAGGATGGCCTTGCCTTCCTCAGAATCAGAACCAAAAGCGGGCAGAGATTGTTGGAGCAAGTCCATAGCCATCTGGACATTGATGCGAGCGCCTTCTTTGTTGCCAGCCTTCGGCTCCGGCGTGGTCATCGGAGAGGCCATCGGGGGCGCTTCGCTTTGTTGCTGAGTAGGCGCGGCAGGCGATGCAGGGGCAGGCGGGGTTGCGCCAGCAGAACCGCGAATCAGACTCATCACGCTTTCATTTGCATCAGCCATACATCATCCATAAATGCGAGTTATCAGGGGTATATTCCTAATAACCTTAGTTGTCAAGTTGGGAGCGGAGTTTCCCCCGCCCCCAGGTTCAGCGCTTAGCGCTTTGCCTTGCGCGACTTACGAGCCTTGCGAGCCATAATTGCCTCCTAATAGAGAGACGGCCACTTAAACAGGGGCAAGCAGCCAAGCCCCATTCCCTCGCGGGAAACCTTACCGACGGGTCTTGCGACCGCGCTTCATCTTGCGAGCGTACATGTCAACTTCTCCCATAATTGCGATTGCCGCGGCTAGTGCTGGTCTTGATCGCAGAGCGATTGAAGCTCAGACTAGGGTTATTGCGCGTCATGTCTTTGACGCCCTTATCAGTAACTCTGGGTTGGTCAGACCGGCTGACCGCCTTCTGCTGGGCCACTTTGTGCCTCCTGGGCTTGTTGAGCCTGCTGCATAGCAGCCTGCTTCTCTTCCATCTTCTTCAAGTCTTGCTTTAAAATCTGCTTCATGGGCGCATCCACAAGGTCGATCAAACGTTCCTTGTTGATAGCGCCAACCTTCAGCAAATTGAAGGCCAACTGACGGCTATCTTCCATGAAGATCGGCGAGTTGCTATGTGCGTCCACCTTAACGACATAGTCTCGCGTGAATTGTTCCGCAATGAACGGCATATTCTCTGCGTCTTTGTAGTGAGTGTCGTCATAGGCTTGCAGCATTTTCATAAACAATGTCGCAAGTTTTTCCAGACTGTCCTCAACAATCAGAGCGCGTTTCTTAGCGCGGCTAGAGCCAAGACGCGCCAATTGACTGGCGTGTCCGGTAGAGCGAACGCCCGCTTCACCTTTACCCGACAAGACGTTGGTGATGCCGCTCAGTTCTTCAAACATGCGGTCAATCTCGCCAATCTCGCGGAACAGGTCGTCAGGCAGATTAGGTGCCATACGCTCAACCTTGGCGTTGGGCATATCGGTGCTGAACAAACCGCCTGGGCGATTCAGCGCAAAGTTCTTTTCATCCAAGATGCCAGTGAAGCCGACCAAAGCAGTCGGCGGCGACACTTGCTTGGAGAGCAGGTCAAGAATCTCGGCCATGCGCTTGTTCCGCATTTCTTGCAGGAAAATCAAGCGCTGCACTTCTGACTGACCCCAGTAGTAGTCGTACTGCGGGTTCGGGCAGATCTGGACGAACGGCAATTCGCCTTTTAGAAAGAGGCTCTTGCCTGCGCGATCATAGATGACGACATCAGGGTCGGCGATGGTGACGCACTGGTAGTCTTGCGTCTCATCATTCCACAACCACAGCTCGCGCATCTCAACCGTCTCTTCGGCCACCTTCGCTTTGTAGCGGGCATAGCCAGACAGGTCGAGGTTGATGTTGCCGTAGATAGTCGGGTTGACTTGGCTGGTAATGATGCGGTCAATTGCCTCCGGCACTCGGCTGACTTCATGGTGCGAGGCAGAGATACGCTTGATCAGCTCATCACGCTTGGGGTGACTGTACAGACGGTTGTACAGTTCAGACTTGGTGATGTAGTACGTTTGAACCAGAGCTTCTTGGCGGTCAGTGTAGGGCGTGTCTTCACGCAACACGCCGACACTGCCAGGCTCAATCATGTACGGGTGGATACCATTCCTGTACGTCAGCTTGACGAAAGTGCTGTTATACACCAGCGACCAAGCAAGAGCCATTGAGAACACGTTGTCCGTGTTGCTGTTAAGCCATTGATCGTTAAGGGCTTTTGCAAGCACAGGGACTTTGTTGTATTCCATCTCCTCAACGGCGGCGCCTAAGTCAATGCTGAAACGCGTAGTTTCTGCGGAGTAGAGGAACGACGTTAGCTGGTCGATGTGCGGATAGATTTTGTTGAAGTGAGCAGGTGCTTCTTCAGGCGCGCAGCCAAACAAAAAATAAGAGCGCAAGGTCTGGTAGTCAGACTTACGCTCCTCAACGCTCACCATACATTTGTGAGCAACATCCAGATAGAAGGCTTCCCGTTCAAACGGGTCATTAGGGATACGCATTAACCATCCAGTTTAAGTTTCTCGTGATCGCCTATGTAGGAAGCAGTCCTCGGCTGATTGAATTTGCCACCAGCAGAAGCAAGACCATTCGGGTTCTCACCAGCAATACTTTGCGTGTTGTAGTTGCTGATTTGACTCGGATTTCCCCACTGTACCGCAAAAGGATTGTTTTGTGGTGGAGCAAGACGCGGAGGCTGAGCTTCGCCTTCTCGTACGCTCTTGATATCCGTCATGCCGTAATCAGCGGCTAGAGACTTCAGAGTGGTGTCATTGAATTTAGTTTTGTCACCAATCGTACCAACTGGTTGCAGGAAAACTTTTTGCACTGTGTCGCAACCGTGCGGGCAGATCGGCTTATCGCTTTCAAAGAACCCGTGCATCGCGCATTTGTAGTCGTTCAAGATCATCTCGCCCTCAATCAAGTAACTCATCCAGGGTGCGGGCAGAGTAGTCACCACGCTGCCGCAGCCCCACCTTCAATTTAATCTGCCCACCTTCTACGGTCAGACCAAAATTCTTTCTCGCAATCGGCTTTGCTTCACGGCGATATTGGAAATACCGCTCGCCGTTGCGCTTAATCATAACCACAACCTTGCCTTCTCGCCATTCTCTCAGAGCTTTGTCCAGTCTGCGTTGCATGTACTCGGTCATCGAGTGTTCGCCACGCACGACAGCAAGGGCATATTTAGGGCTGACGCCCGCCAATTCGCAGAAATGATCCCAAGAAATGCCGCGCTTAGTGTCCGCATGGAACATCAAAAGCTGGCGCTTGAGTTCTTCCATCGGCATAACATTCATTGGATGAACCCTATGCGTTCCAGATAGTTGGTCACGTTCTTGTTAATGCTGGAGCCGTTCTCAATAATCTCTTGCTTGACCTGTTCAGTGCGCCGCGTGACTCGGTTTTGAATGAGTCGCGGCTGCACTTGTTCAGCAAAGGCAGCGCAGGCAAGGCCGGTTGCCATGACGCGATCATCCTTGTTGCGTCCGTAGGCAGCGATAGTGCCGCCATCACGCACGACAGACTTCATCTCGTCGAGCAGATCCATTGAGTACACGTTCATCATGCCGCGTTCAAAGTAGTCTTTGAAGTAATTGAGCATGCGTTCTTTGGTGGCAGAGGTGGTGATCCAGCCAATGCTGTTGCTCATGCCACCGAGTGTGTCATTGCGCCGCCAGATGTAGTTCTGCATGTGCGCCAAGACGTTGTACAGGTCGTTGCCACGCTGGGTTCCCATGTTGGCAGCAACTCGTCTTAAGTTACGCATCTCGTTGATGACCGCTTGACCTGGGCCGTTGACCTCAAGGTTAAGGGTGCTGTTCTTGTAAGCGCCTGCCAGGTAGCAGATGACCCACGCGAACTGGTAGGTGTTCATCTCCGAGGTGGCGAACTCAGCCACTTGTTCCATTCCATCTGCATAGCAACGATAAACCTGAATGCAGAATCGATCAGCCCAATCAGAAGAACCGTAGGCAGGATCAGCGCCAATAACATAATATCCGTTATCCACAGGTTCTTCCCAGAGCGCGAGCGTAGCCAGACGCTCCGTGGTTCGCATGAGCGTTGTGTCTTCAAAGTTAGCTCCCATGTTGAAGCGGTAGTAATCAGGAGTTGTCTTCTTGGCAACCTTTGCCATCTCTGTACACCGAGCTGTAGAGAAGAAACTGGTTCCCGTCATAACAAAGGCGTAATCCTCAGTCGGAGGAAACTCCTGATACATCAGGCTCTCGTCCTTGATGCCTTCGTACATCTTCCAACGCCACCACGCCATCTGACGCGAGTTGATCTCGACGTTGTATAACTTTTTGATTTCTTTAGTCCATTCCTTTTCTTCAGGACTCAGCTTGCCATCCCAGTAGACTTTGTAGATGTCAGACTTGGCATCGGCAGCGTAGAACTGGTTGCGCCACCAGCCGCAGAAGATGGCGCGTTGTGTTCTCGCCTTCTTCGACGTTGTGTACATCTCGTGGAAGAGATTAAAACCGCGAGCAGTGGATTCCCACAGATAGAGACGCAATGGGTTTGTTTCTGCAAGCGAGGCGAGCAGGGAGGCAAGACCTTCTTCATCCCCGTAGGAACTTGTCTCGGTGGAGTGCAAGTAGGTGATAGCTTTACCGCGTCCTAGAGAGCCGTTGGCGCGAGTGCCAGCAACTTGGTAGTAGAGCCTACTGCGGTTCTTTAGAATTAACTGAGTGCGGTTATGCGCGGTCACAGGGATACGGTATTCAACCGGCAGGTTCTGCATGTACATGTCCAGCGTAGTTCTGAACATGTTGCGTGACTCTTCATCGTGTGTGACCAGCGTGCCAGCAAAGCCTGGGTTCTTGAACTGCCAGTACAGATCGAGCGCCAGGCTAACCGTCGTGATGCCGAGTTGCCGCCCCTTGAGGATCACAAAGTAGTGAACGTCTTGCTCAAGACCTTTGGCGATCTCTTCCATCACATAGGTTTGAGTGCCAAGAAATCTGTCACCCAACTTCATGATGCCTTGCTCTTTGGTCTCGACGGAAAGCTGCGAGCAGAAGCGGTAGAACTGTTTGAGATCAAACTTCATTTCATTCTCCGCAAAAGCACGCAATGGCTTCTTCAGCTGGGTCAAACAGACTTTGTTGTTCAGCAGCAAACTTCGCCATCTGTTCGTAAGATGGTCGGTCATTTCTAAACACGCCAGCAGTCTGACCAGGCTTGCCCGTAATTTTTACCAAAGTTTCCATCTTTGCCCACCAAATTGCGCGTTCTGGTTTTTCGGCAATCAGGCTTCTGATTTGGCTGGCGCCTTTGAGATAGCAAAGATCGCAATTTCCGTGCATGGTCACGCCACCCATGTTTGGCAGCTCTAGATCAAACGATTGAGATTTCCAAAAATTCAACACATCGGTTTTGGTTACATCCGACATAGCCAGAGGGATGCGAGACTTGTCAGTAATCTTTGCAACGCGCCTAGGCTCATCAGCACGAATCCCAATCCATGCGGCCTCTTCTCCATGAGTCGGTTTGTCTACCAAACCTATGGAGTGCAGGTAACGTCCCATAGGTCGAATCTTGAGTTCAACAGTGCAAAAGCGAGTAACAGGGTTGGGTAAATAATTTTTCTTTCGGATTAGCGCTTCAAACGGTTCGCCATTCCTGCTGGCGGTTTCAAAGTTAACCACCGCAAACGGTTCGTCAGTGCGGTACTCCAGCCAAGTAATAGGCACACCCCACTCTTGGGAGCAACGGTCAACAAAACGTAGGGTCGCTTCCTCTTCTTTGCCGGTGTTAGCAAAACAGATCACTGCGTCATCAGGCAAACCATCATTGGACTGAAGTACGCGCCAAAGCATATACGCGCTAGTGCGGCCACCAGAGAAGCTGATGCAAGTTGGTTCTGCAATGCGGAAGGGGTCGCTCATGAACTCTCTTTCTTCTGACGGTAAATGTCTGTCATGTAACGCTTGAGCTTGGTTGTGTCTCGCCCATGATCGCGCTCCCGATACAGCAACTCCTCTCGCCGCTTCTTCTTTGACCGCAGTTTCAGCAAACGTCTTGCCTCACACTCGGTGCGCCAGTCATCGCACTCATTGCACACCTGGCGTCCATCCCACAACTTCACCATCGGCCCGTCCTCACACTTCTGGCAACCTAAACAGTCATCAAGGTAAGAGTTCTGACAAGACGTACTTGGCAACGCCATAGTCTTTGTTCCGCATTTCGTGCTGCACCAACTCGTAATCAGCCAGCGCGTAATCAAGATCACGCCGGTTCTTCGACGAGTGATACTCAATCAGAAAGATTTTCGGGTTTTGCTCCATGCGATAGATGATTTCCAGCTCCGCGCCTTCAGTATCTATCTTCACAATGTCAGCAGCGGGCAGGTCATTCGGGTGAACCACCTTCACCGTCTCCCCATCACCCACCTGTTCACGCCCCTGGTACAAACTCGCCTCACCACAATTGTGGCGACCATAGAACATCTGCCGATCACCAGGCTCTCCAATCGCCACATTCGAGCAAACCACCCGCCCACCAAACCGCTCAACGTTCTTCAGCAGCAACTCAAAGTTCTTCTTGATCGGCTCAAAGCAATAAATCTTGGCATTAGGCCAGCGGTAAGCAGCCCAAACCGCAAACCCACCCACGTTGGCACCAATGTCCAAGATCACAGGATCGCTCGCGTGATACCCAATCTCGTACTCACCAGCAAAAATCTTTCCTACATGCACCACCATCTCGTCAGGAATAATCATTCCACCCTCCACACACGAACCCCAGCCCCCTCAGTGCGGGCAACGTAACGCCGGTTCAGCTTCTTACCCCAGCGCCAGTTGGTGTTCAGCATCGTCTCCAGCCTCACACCAATCACCAAGAACGATTCACCTACCTGCATCTCACGGTACGGGTAACTATTCCGCACCACAGATTCCGGCATAGGCACGTTTGTATCAATCTTCATACTCGTCTCCTAATCAGGAAAACACAGGATACAGGAAATTCCATTTTTTTCTTGGGGGGAAGAGCGTTGGGGGGCACGCACGCCACGCGCCCAGGCCCAATCGCTAGGGCCACCAGCCACGCACCGAGCATCGACGACGCGACGACAGTCCCGACCCAATTGGAATCGCGTGTCATGGCGAGCATGAGCATGCGTGATGCATGTCATGACGGGGAGAGCACGTCCCCTTTTGGTCAGAGGGCGGGGAGTAGCA